GGAAAGGACATCGAAACGATGTCGTTGTAGCCGGTGTCGGCTGGTTGTCCAGCCTGGGCGATCTGTTGAGATGCGGGTACGGAGGTCTGCATTTATTTGGCTCCTGCGGCTTTGCTGCCGCTGTGAAGGCTGTCAAGGTACTTCTGGCGCGGGCTGGGGGCGGGCTTGCTGTCGCCCTCCTTGGTGCCCTTGGGGTCACTGCTCGCCGCGCCCAGCTTCGCCAGCGAGGCCAGCGCGCTGTTGTGGTCTACCACTTGCTGCGACAGGGTGCTGAACGCGCCAGACAGGGCGTCCGCACTGAACCCGTCCGTCTTGATCTGGCGGGCGGTCAGTACAGCGCGCATGATCGTGTCGTCGCTGTCGGTGTGCTTTACGGGCACGCCGAAGTGACCGGCTACGGCCAGCTTTTCCAGACGGCTACCGACCGCCGAGCCGATCTTCTCGGGCGTCAGGCTGTCGGCTTGCTTTTCGGTTTTGAGGGTTTCGATCTGGGCCTTCAGCCCGGCCACTTCGCCGGTCAGCGCGTCGGCTTCCTTGCGGGCGCCAGCAGCGGCGGCATCTACGGCAGCCACCCGCGCGTCCAGCTCGGCCTGAGCTTCGGCAGCGTCTGCGATGGTAACTTCGGCAAACTCCTTGCCGCCAATCGTTTGCTTTTTGAACTTCATGCTCTGTGGCTCCTGATGATTGGAATCATAACAGATTGAGGCCGCGTCTGCAATTGCCATGTCGCGACCGAGGCGCGGGTTAGCTACCAGCGCGATGTGGTTATACCTGATGTCTACTTGCTTTTGCTGGTACGGCTTGCCGTTCCATTCGCCCGCCTCGTCCACGATTTTGCAGCTGTACCCCGCGCTGAACGTGCGCTTGCCGCTCAGCACCTTGCGCACCACCTCGGCGTCGGTGATGACCAGCTGCACGCGGGCCGCTGCGTTCGGATCGCTGGGCGTGCCATCCACGGGCGCGCCGTCAGAGGTGACCACGGCTACGCTGTCGCCACTGCTGCCCACCTGATGCTTACGGGCGGTGGCAGCGTCCACGTAGTTCTGGTCTGGGTGCTCGTCGGTCACGGGCTTCATCGCCAGCGTAGCCAGGCTGTCGGCTTTGAATACCTCGTCAGCGGGCCGCAGCACCTGCACGACCTTACTGCCGCGCACGTATGGGAACACCCCGGCCTTGGTGACGCGGGCTGGCACCGTCAGGAACCCGTTGTCATCGGGCTGTAGGCCCTTGGCGTCTACCTCGAAGGTCTGCGTGATGTGCGCGATGGTCACAGGGGTATTATAGCACGAACAGGGCGGTACACCGGCAGTTTATGTCCTGACCGGGGTTGTTCCGTTCGCCCTTTTCGTTCGTGATCGGGGGGTTATCCCAATCGAAAACCTTTCCGTCCAGCCGCTTGTGCATCGGGCGAACCCGCTCGTCACCGCTAGTGGACCATTCGTACTTACCGAACCCCAGCTCCTGAAACCGCACGCGCGTCAGGTTGCCCAGCAGCTTGCCGGTCTGGTCGCGCGCGATCAGCTTCGTGCGGTTGACGTTGATGCCCTTGATGTTCTCCATCTGCTTCGCCAGCCCCTCGGTGGACTCGCCCGCCGCCACGCTGCGCATCACCAGCGCCTCGATGTCGTCCACGGCTTTGCCCTTCGCGCTCTGTATCAGCTGCACGCTCTGGTTCACGCTGAGCGCGAGCTGCTCCTGTAGCCACGGCTCGGACTGCATCGGGTTGATGCCCAGCAGCGTCTGCACCTGCTCGCCAACCCAGCGCTTGTTGCGCGCGTTCACTGTGGACGCACTGGCCTGGATTAGATCGCGCAGCTTCCCGTCGCTGCCCTTGATCGCCAGCCGTACGAAGTTGAACAGGCCGCGTATGGCGTCCTCCGCGCTGTCGGTCGTGGCCGCGCGCTCTACCGCTGCGGTACGGCTGCCCGCTACGATACCAGGGTAGCGCTGCGTCACCTGCGCGATCACGCTGTCAAGGTCTGCGGCCACAATTGCCGCCAGCTTGCGCGCCAGCGTCTGCTCGATGCGCTTGGTGGACGGCTGGAGCGTGCCGCGCGGGATGCGCTGCCTGCGCTCCCTGCGCCGCTTGATCTCGGCCTGTATCAGGTCCCGCACGGTTACTCCGCGTCAGGCTGCTCGTCAGGCTCGGGCGTCTCGGTCTCCTCGGTGGGGTCGTCGTCGGCATCCAGCGCGATGCTGCCGGTGTTGAACCGCGCCCCACCGAAGCGGGTAGCGCGCACCTCATCGGGGCTCAGCACCCCGTTGCTGATGTACACCGCGTCAGCGTCCGCATACGTCTTGTACTCGGTCGCGCGCTCGGTGATGGTGGGCTCCCACAGCGGCAGCCATTCGAAGTGGATCTGCGCGGAGTCCACGCCGTGCGGTGCGCAGATGATCTCTGCCAGCCGCTCCAGCTTGGGTGTGTACTCCACCTCCTGGCACACCTTCACGCTGTCGTAGTAGTTGCGCAGGTCAGCGTCCGCACCTCCGCTGCTATTCAGCGCGCCGCCATACGCCGAGAATAGGCGGCTCTCTGGGATACCGCACGCGCCGCACAGATCGCGCGTGGCGTTCTCGATGATCTCACCGATGCCGGTAAGCGGCGTTCCGGTCTTGGTCATCATCTCGCCCTCGCCGATCAGCGTCATATTGTGCCCGCTGCGCTGCTGCGCTGCCAACTGTAAGCGCGCCTCGATGGTCGCCCAATCGTCGTTGGCAATCAGGGACTGCAAGCCCTCCACCTGTAGCGTCGTGGTCACAAAATCCTGCACTATGTTCCCGATGGACTCCATCGTGATGCCGTAGTCACGGATCACCTCGTACGTGCGCTCCATCACCGCGCCGCCCCAGCCGTTCTGCCGGAGGCGCTCCTCGTCGGTGACTTCCTCGCCCTCCCAGCGGATCACGCGGCTCTCGTGGACGACAGCCGTGCGCGTGGTGGTTTGTTTCAGATCGGTCACGAGATAATGGCTGACCTCTCCGTAGCGCACGTCGGCGGGGTCCAGGTACCAGCGGATCGGTTGGCAGCGCCAGCGGCTCACCACGTTCAGGAACAGCACCTCGCGCACCCGCCGCAGGTTGAGCGGCTGGTCTACCTCTTGCCCATCGAACGCGCCCACGATGATCGCAGCACCACCGAACAGGCGGCTCAGGATGTGAGCGCGCTTGAATACCGCCCGCACGTTCAGCCGCTTGAAGTCCTTGATCAGCGCGTCCGGTATCTCGGCATCATCTACGCCAGTGACCTGTAGCCAGCGGCGTACCGCGTCCTCGGGTATCGCATTGACTACCTCGGCCACAAGCCAGTTCTGCGTGTACATCCCATCGAGCGTGACGGGTGACAGGCGGTTGCGGTTGAACCACTGCGTCAGCGATGCGGGCGTGGTAGTGCCCCCAAAGCCGCTGCGGATGTTCTGCCATGCGTCCACGAGACGCAGCGCCTGGGTGATGTTCGGCATGTGGTCTATCTCCGTTTCTGTAGGGCGGCCATAACAGAGCCGCGGTTTTTACGCACCTTCTCCAGACTGTACCGCACAGCGTCCCACCAGTGGTTGTTGGCGTCGATGATGGTGTCCAGCACCGCCCCGGTTAGTCTATCAGTTTTGTAGCTGTAGAGTGAGGCTTCACGGATTATAGGCCCGCAGCGCGGGTGGATGTTGACCCGCTTGAAGCTCTTGATGAACTCCACGCCGTCCTCGATGCTGCCCGCTCCCTTCTCGCACGCGATCAGGCGCGGCAGGTGCTTGCTGTAGTCGCGTGGTTTGCGCAGGTAGCTGATCGAATCGGGCCGCGCGTTGTCGCCCGCCGTCTCGTACTTCTCGAAGCCGGGTATTGCGCTGCACATCTCGTCGGCGATCTCGTCAAGGTCGATGCCGACGCCGCCCGCCGCGTATTCAATCCACAGTTCGTCGGCGTGTATCCAGCAGCGTGTCGCAGCGGTAGGGTCCTGCGAGAACCCGAAGTCCAGGCCTTGGTACGGGCCGTCCCATACGTTCGGGTTTGGCGCGAACTCGCGCACGACCCAGCGCCCGCCAAACACCTGCGCGTCAGTGCGCGTCAGCGGCTCGCCCAGCCACTTGTTGCGGTACGCATCCGGGTCGCCGTGCTGATCGCGCCGCCGCTCCTCGATCAGCTCCTGACTCAGCCACGGGTTGTCATCGGCGTTGATGTGGACGATCATCGCACGCTCCAGCAGCGCCGCGTTCTTGACGAACATCTGGTACGTGGCGGTCTGGTCCGTGGACGGGTTGAACGTAACCCATATCTGCGATCCTGGCTCACGGATCGTTGGCGTCAGAAACGACCAGCTGTCCTTGCTCACGAGGTCGGCCTCTTCTACCCAACAGCGCTTCACGCCGCGTATGGACTTGACCTCGGTGGCGTTGTGGTGCAGGCCGCGAAACATGAACTCGGTGCCCGCCGCGCGCTTGCGGCCACGGATGTAGTTCTCGCCGATGTCGTACTGATCGGCCAGCCACGGCTCGGATTCAATGGCCGCTTTCACCTC